CGCAGGCCTCGTCGTACGTCGCCTCCGCGGAGGCGCAGGCCTCGCCGTACGCCCGGCCCGCGGAGGCGCAGGCCTCGTCGTACGCCCGGTACGCCCGGTACGCGGAGGCTGGCACGTCTAGTCCCGCCGCCTCCAGGGCCCACGCCAGCCAGTCACCCCGTGGGCACGACTCCCACAGCTCCTGTGGGGTGAGATCCGCGTGTGCGTCGAGCCACGTGAGGGACTCATAGCACGCGCCGTGACTGCGCAGCCACTTCGTGAGGTCGCTCTGGGCCATCATGCTCCACATCCTTTCAGCACATCCGCGAACGACACCTTAGCCCTGATAGCTACGGCGTACGCCCGGCGCGCGGGGGCGCAGGCCTCGTCGTACGCCCGGTCCGCGGAGGCGCAGGCCTCGTCGTACTCCTGGCGCGCGGAGGTGCGTGCCTCGTCGTACACCCGGCGCGCGGAGGCGCGTGCCTCGCCGTACGCCCAGTACGCGGAGGCGCAGGCCTCGTCGTACGTCGCCTCCGCGGAGGCGCAGGCCTCGCCGTACGCCCGGCCCGCGGAGGCGCAGGCCTCGTCGTACGCCCGGTCCGCGGCACCGCAGACCTCGTCGAGCGCCCGGTACGCGGAGGCTGGCACGTCTAGTCCCGCCGCCTCCAGGGCCCACGCCAGCCAGTCACCCCGTGGGCACGACTCCCACAGCTCCTGTGGGGTGAGGTCTGAGTGTGCCTTGAGCCACGTGAGAGACGCGTAGCACGCGCCGTGGTTGCGTAGCCACTTCGTGAGGTCGCTCTGGGCCATCATGCTCCACATCCTTTCAGCACATCCGCGAACGACACCTCAGCCCTGATAGCTACGGCGTACTCCTGGCGCGCGGAGTAGATGGCCTCGCCGTACGACCGGTACGCGGGGGCGCAGGCCTTGTAGTACGCCCGACCCGCGGAGTCGCAGAGCTCGTAGTACGCCCGACGCTCGGGGGCGCAGGCCTCGTAGTACGCCCGACGCGCGGGGGCGACGGCCTCGTCGAGCGCCCGGTCCGCGGAGGCGCAGGCCTCGTAGTACGCCCGGAGCGCGGAGGCTGGCACGTCTAGTCCCACCGCCTCCAGGGCCCACGCCAGCCAGTCCCCCCGTGGGCACGACTCCCACAGCTCCTGCGGGGTGAGATCCGCGTGTGCGTCGAGCCACGTGAGGGACTCGGCGCATGCGCCATGATTGCGCAGCCACTGCGTGAGGTCGCTCTGAATCATGCTCCACATCCTTTCAGCACGTCGTCGAACGACACCTTAGCCCTGATAGCTACGGCAAGCTCCCGGCGCGCGGAGTAGATGGCCTCGTCGTACGCCCGGTCCGCAGCGGCGCGTGCCTCGTCGTACGCCCGGCTCGCGGAGGCGCAGGCCTCGTCGAGCGCCCGGCTCGCGGAGGCGCAGGCCTCGTCGAGCGCCCGGCCCGCGGAGTCGCAAACCTCGTAGTACGCCCGGCGCGCGGAGGCGCAGGCCTCGTAGAGCGCCCGGTCCGCGGCACCGCAGACCTCGTCGAGCGCCCGGTACGCGGAGGCTGGCACGTCTAGTCCCGCCGCCTCCAGGGCCCACGCCAGCCAGTCACCCCGTGGGCACGACTCCCACAGCTCCTGTGGGGTGAGATCCGCGTGTGCGTCGAGCCACGTGAGGGACTCGACGCATGCGCCATGATTGCGCAGCCACTGCGTGAGGTCGCTCTGAATCATGCTCCACATCCTTTCAGCACGTCGTCGAACGACACCTTAGCCCTGATAGCTACGGCAAGCTCCCGGCGCGCGGAGTCGCAGGCCTCATCGAACGCCCGGAGCGCGGGGGCGCAGGCCTTGTAGTACGCCCGGCGCGCGGAGTTGAGAGCCTCGCTGTACGCCCGGCGCGCGGAGTTGAGAGCCTCGCTGTACGCCCGGCGCGCGGAGTTGAGAGCCTCGTTGTACGCCCGGCGCGCGGAGGCGCGTGCCTCGTCGTACACCCGGCGCGCGGAGGCGCGTGCCTCGCCGTACGCCCGGTGCGCGGAGGCGCGTGCCTCGTCGAACGCCCGGAGCGCGGAGGCGCAGGCCTCCTCGTACGCCCGGTACGCGGAGGCGCGTGCCTCGTCGTACACCCGGTCCGCGGAGGCGCAGGCCTCCTCGTACGCCCGGCCCGCGGGGGCTGGCACGTCTAGCCCCACCTCTTCCAGGGCCCACGCCAGCCAGTCACCCCGTGGGCACGACTCCCACAGCTCCTGCGGGGTGAGATCCGCATGCACTCTGAGCCACGTGAGGGACTCGGCGCATGCGCCATGATTGCGCAGCCACTGCGTGAGGGCGCTCTGAGTCATTTTGTGTCCTTTCGCGCGGTGTAGCCTACGACAGTGAAACATTTCATCTTCTCACCTATCCTCGTAGTAACCAGTGATGGCACGGCCCTCAGAGCACCCGCGGTCAGTGGAGCACCCTCGGTCTTCCACGCAGCCCCGGTCGTCCGTCCAGATTCCCGCATCCTCCATGCATTCCGTTTGCGCCTCGCGCCTGGCACGCTGGTCTTCTTCCCGCTCGGCCTGCTCGTACCCCAGGCGAGCGCCCACATATGCTGCAGCCAGGCAGAGCCCTGCGGCGAGGAGTCTAGACCTCATATGTTACCTCCAGTAAATCGCCACATAGTGATGCATGGGACACGCCTCTTCTTTGTCCTCAGAGTGCATGCACTCTGAGTGCGCATCCATCTTAGCGGAGAGCTCTTTCGCCTCGTTCTCCAACACGGGCGGGACGCCATCTACGTCTTCCGCTTGAGCCAGATACTCTAGAGCGTCGTCGCCCGCTTCATTGGCCGAGTCACCCACGCCGACCACGACACCGGTCCACTCCGACCCTGCCACACCTCGCCCCGGGAAATACTGCTCATGGTCTACGCCGCAGTCGTAAATCTGGAAGGCTTTGATTCTCGCCATGTCTCTCTCCTAGTGAACCAACGTAAACCCCAGCGCTGGGAATCGAACCCAGCTAGGTCCAAGACTGGGACTACAGTGCAGCCATCACATCCGCGAACGACACCTTAGCCCTGATAGCTACGGCGAACGCCTGGCGTGCGGGGGCGCAGACCTTGTCGTACGCCCGGTCCGCGGAGGCGCGTGCCTCGTCGTACTCCTGGCGCGCGGGGGCGCAGACCTTGTCGTACGCCCGGTCCGCGGAGGCGCGTGCCTCGTCGTACGCCCGGTCCGCGGAGGCGCGTGCCTCGTCGTACTCCTGGCGCGCAGCGGCGCGTGCCTCGTCGTACGCCCGGTCCGCAGCGGCGCGTGCCTCGTCGTACGCCCGGCTCGCGGAGGCGCAGGCCTCGTCGAGCGCCCGGCCCGCGGAGTCGCAAACCTCGTAGTACGCCCGGCGCGCGGAGGCGCGTGCCTCGTCGTACGCCCGGCGCGCGGAGGCGCATGCCTCGTCGTACGCCCGGCGCGCGGAGGCTGGCACGTATAGCTCCGCCTCTTTCAGGGCCCACGCCAGCCAGTCACCCCGTGGGCACGACTCCCACATCTCCTGCGGGGTGAGATCCGCGTGTGCGTCGAGCCACGTGAGGGACTCGGCGCATGCGCCATGATTGCGCAGCCACTTCGTGAGGTCGCCCTGAGTCATTTTGTGTCCTTTCGGCTCCCCCTGAGTCATCTACTCGTGAGGCGTGGAGTGCGCGATCTGGCTGGTGCCGTTGTACTCGGCGGCCAACCTCTCCGCGGCTGCTAGGGCCCGCGCGTAGGCGCAGCGAGCGGTGTGGCCGACGTTGAGCCGCTCCCAGGTCTGGACGACGCGGCGGACGCCACGGGCGTGCGTCGAGATCATGCTGGCGCGGGTCACCCCGGCCTCGACCTCGAGGACTGCCACGCGGCGGTAGACGCCCCAGCAGCTCGACGGCATGGGCGCTGCGGCGGTCTGGACGATGTAGTGGGTGGGGGCGATGCGGGTACTGATCGTCATCTTCGTTCTCCTGGGGACTCCGTGTCCCCTCCTAGTGAACCAACGTAAACCCCAGCGCTGGGAATCGAACCCAGCTAGGTCCAAGACTGGGACTACAGTGCAGCCATCACATCCGCGAACGACACCTTAGCCCTGATAGCTACGGCGAACGCCTGGCGTGCGGAGGCGCGTGCCTCGTCGTACTCCTGGCGCGCGGGGGCGCAGACCTTGTCGTACGCCCGGCGCGCGGAGGCGCGTGCCTCGTCGTACGCCCGGCGCGCGGAGGCGCAGACCTTGTCGTACGCCCGGCGCGCGGAGGCGCGTGCCTCGTCGTACGCCCGGTCCGCGGAGGCGCGTGCCTCGTCGTACTCCTGGCCCGCAGCGGCGCGTGCCTCGTCGTACGCCCGGTCCGCAGCGGCGCGTGCCTCGTCGTACGCCCGGCTCGCGGAGGCGCAAACCTCGTAGTACGCCCGGCCCGCGGAGTCGCAAACCTCGTAGTACGCCCGGCGCGCGGAGGCGCAAACCTCGTAGTACGCCCGGCGCGCGGAGGCGCAGGCCTCGTCGTACGCCCGGCACGCGGAGGCTGGCACGTCTAGTCCCACCGCCTCCAGGGCCCACGCCAGCCAGTCACCCCGTGGGCACGACTCCCACATCTCCTGCGGGGTGAGATCCGCGTGTGCGTCGAGCCACGTGAGGGACTCGGCGCATGCGCCATGATTGCGCAGCCACTTCGTGAGGCCGCTCATGACTAGGACACCTCCACATTGAGTGATACCCCGGAAATCGCCGCGTGCCAGGCTGCGTAGTCGAGGGCATCCCCCAGACCCTCGAAATACTGGGCGTTGCCCCGGGGGGTGACGAGTACGTAGTACCCTGGGATTAGCGAGTTTAGCGTGCGCCTCAGGATTTTGTAAATCATGATTCCCTTCTTAGCACGGTGCGTGCCAGAACTTTTAGTAAGTGATTCCACGTGGGTTCCCAAAAGGGGTGCGAAGCAAAGGTTCCAAATCGCGTAAAGATCTACGCACTTCCGCGTAAAGATCTACGCAGTTTTGCGCGGGTCAGGCCGGCCGTCGTCCACACGACGCCGTCTACGTTCGTGGCATGCAACGGGGAGCGGATGAACCTGGTGTGCCTCAGGTCTGCCCCCGCAAGGCTCGTAGCGGCCAGGGCCGAATCACTTATCAGCGACCCACTCAGGTCCGAGCTAGACATGTCAGATCCTGAGAGGTCCACTCGGTGGACGTAGGCCTGGCGCATCTTAATCCCTCGCAGGTCGCGGTTGCGCAGGTCAAAGCCTATCAGGTCACACGAGTCAAAGTTCAGCCGCACGCCTGCAGGGTCACCCCGCAACCACGCCGTGTGCCTGTCCAGCGCGCTGTCTACGTTTTCCTGGGTAAGGCGCGTCTCAGGGCGGGGGCCTAGCCTGGCTCGCGCCTTTCGCTTAGCCCTCACGCAGCGTCATCCTGCATTTGCCGGATGACTGAACGCTTCGCGCGCAACTGAGCACGAAGGTCTTCGATCTTCGCCAGGGCGTCGTCGTAGCAGGCTGCGATAGCGTCACGTTCCTGCTCGTGACAACACACTTTGGCACTGACTGACTTCACTAACAGGTTAGCCCTGGTGCAATTAAGGGGATTCCCGTCCAGGTATTGCGCGCGCCGACCTTCACCCAGGATAAACTGTGCGAGCGAAACGCGGGGGGTGCGTACCCCTCCCGTGTAGGGGTAACGTTTACCATGACTCCAAGTTAGGCCGATCTTCATGCCCGCCGAGACCAAGCGGGAGGCGTCAGCCAGGTCCAGCAAGACTGTCGCCTGGTCGGACTCAGACCCTGCGGACACCTCTGCGACCCCGTGTTCTAGTTTTTTGAGCATGCGCTAGGTTACCCTATTTCTTTTTGGGGCGTCAACCCTCCCGGGCTTGGACACGCCTCGCGAGTAGCTGAACTTTAGTTCAGGTGGAATTGGGGTAACCTAACCTACCGACATTCCTAGGTTTGATACTTATTGTGTTACCATGCGCTGGGAATCCACTGTGACGGCCGTAGGTTACATCCAAACTACTCTTCACTTGTTCAGTGTGAATTGTATTCACCGGCGTAAAATAGGCCCTAAGCTGGTTTTCTTTCTTTGGTAAAAAGTGCACTTAACTACCCGGCATTCCTAGGTTTAATACTAACCGTAAGCACACACGCCAAAAAGCTGCTGTAACGGACTTTTTGTCAATGAGCTCAGGATCTTAGACGAAAATGTTACAGAGAACGAGCTCTCAAACTTTCCCCTATATATTCTCTACTCTCTTCTTCTTCTTCTTCTTCTTTTAAAGAAGAATAAGTCTACTGTAATACTTTAGGATAATTCATAGGTTACAGACCAAACCGCCAGTGTAACCGCTGCTACATCCTCCCCGAAAAGGGGCGCAAGCTGCCGATGTTGCTGGTGTAACAGTGGGTTGGGTTTTGGGTGTTTCGCTGACTTTTGCCAAAATGTCAAAGTTCTTTGCCAAAATGTCAAAACTCTGCCGTTGACATTTTGGCACTCATGCCATTGACATTTTGGCACTCATGCCATTGACATTTTGGCACTCAGTGCTTTGGGCTTTGCCATTCTGGCAGAGCTGCGTATAATCAAGCTCGGAGACAGCATGCGCAGACCGAACGGCCAACCTCCCAAGATCAAACCCCTCAGCCCTGAGGCGCTGGCGGCGCTCCGCGTCGCAAAGACCAGAGTTCCTGACAGTGCGACCCCCGCTCAAGGTGAAGCAGCCGATGTCTGCCTCGTGCAGCTCATGCGCGTGGTCGAATGCAAAATCCCGCACCGCATGGCTGCGCACGTAGTCGCAGCGGCCAAACAGGTCAGGGCAGAGATTTGCGGGCCGCTCGTGCAGAAGGTTGACGTTCAGTCAAAGGGCTTGGGACTGGCCGAGTTGGTCGCCGCCGCGAGCAAGGCAGACAAGTGACACTCACAGTGTACATAGACCAAGAGTCAAAGCACATTGGGCATGGCCCTCTGTGCTTTGATCTTTGGGGGGCGGGTGGAGGGGGTGGCCCCCGGGGGTGGTGCTTTGTGCTTGGGTGTGGGACCCATCTCAGAGCCCAAACCACAAAGATCAACGCAACCTTACCTATAGTAAGACCACTGCCCTCCAGAAATTTAGAAACCCAAGAGCAAAGGAATCCTTACTTTGCGTAAGAACAGATCTACACCGCGACTCGTCCCACAAAATCCAAGCGCCGAGGAATTCCCTCCCCGGCCGTTCGCATGCGACCTGCGCCCCACCCTGTGCGAGGCCTGCACCGCCGTCTGTCCCGTGGTGGGAATGAACAAGTATGAGGTCGAGATCGAGATTCCTGAGAACCCGCCCTCGGAGGCCAGTTGAGCAGGGGCCCCACCATCCGCCGAAAAGGCCAGCCGGTGGCTCCGCCCGCCGAGCGCAAAGCTCACGGAGACGCGACTGGCAAGGGGGCGCCATCGGCTGCCCCTGCTAAATGCCGAGGGTGCTGCCTCGTGGTGGCTCCCCTCAGCGACGAGGGCTACTGCGGCCCTTGTGAGACCATCCGCCGAAAGCTGGCGCTGGAATCCGCCCGCGCCAAGAACGAGAAGGAATGGATCGAGTACCAGGAGTGGAAGGAGGCCCGCCAGCGAGCCAACGCAGAAGGCCCCTCCGTTATCGAGATGGTGCCGGAAGTGGAGATCATGCCGAATGGCTCGGCCATCGTGACCAATGTCGACCGAAAGATCGGGTACCTCGACGAGGAGGGGGAGGCACCCGCAGACGGCCGAGCCGTGGCGGGCAGGTTCAAGGCGAAGATCCGCGAGGAGGCCGTGGAGAACATGCGGCGCTGGCGCGGGGCGCCTTGGATCTATGTTCGGGAGGTGCTCTCCGCCGCCCCCGACGCCTGGCAGGACGAGTGCCTACACGCGCTGATCGAGAGCGGGTTCCAAAAGTTCGCACTCAAGGCCTGCAAGGGCCCCGGCAAGTCCTGTCTGCTGGCGTGGGTAATCTTGTGGTTCCTGACGTGCTTCGAGAACCCGAAGGTGGTCTGCACGTCCATCACCGGGGACAACCTCCGCGACGGGCTGTGGACTGAGATCTCGCTGTGGCGGAACAAGAGCGAGCTCCTCAAGGCGCTCCTGGAGATTCAGAGCGATCGGATCTACGCCAAGGAGGCCAAGGAGACCTGGTTCGCCACTGCAAGAACCTGGCCAAAAGACGCCGACAAGACCCAGCAGGCGAACACGCTCGCTGGGATCCACGCCAGGAACACGATGGTGGTGGTCGACGAGGCAGGTGACATCCCAGATGGCGTAGTCGTTGCCGCATTGGCTCACCATTCGACGCAAGAGCCGGGGACCGTGGAAACACACCTGACGCTCATCGCGGGCAACCCGACGCGTACAGACGGCCCTCTGTGGAACGCCTGTACGCGGGACAGCGCTACGTGGTGGGTCAAGGAAATCACAGGCGACCCGAAGGATCCGAACCGGGCGCCCCGCATCGACATGAAGTGGGCTCAGGACCAAATTGACACCTGGGGAGCCGACAACCCGTGGGTCCTCGTCAACGTCTTCGGGAAATTTCCGCCGATCGCTGACAACAAGCTGCTAGGGCCGGACATCGTCAGGAAGGCGATGGAGGTCTACATCGCCCCCGCCACGTGGCAGAACGAGCCGAGGGTGATGGGCGTGGACGTGGCTCGGTCGCTAAACTCCGACGCCTCGGCGCTGTGCCGGCGCCAGGGGGCCTGCGTCTACCCGTTCCGGACCTGGCGCATTCCGGATCTCATGCAGCTCTGCGGGCAGCTCGTGTTGGAGTACTCGAAGTGGAAGGCCGACAAGGTCTTCATCGACGTGTGCGGCATGGGTGGCGGGGTTGTGGACCGGCTCCGTGAGCTGGGGCTCCCAGTGGTCGGGGTGGATTCCGGAGCCGGTCCCGCTGACAAGCGTTTTGCCGATAAGCGCACTGAGATGTGGTGGGCCATGCACCTCGAAGTGAAGGGGAACTCCGAGCGTCCCCGTCTGGCACTGCCGAAGTCCGCTGAGCTTCTAGCCGAGATCACAGCGCCCACCACGCACTTCAACGACCGGGGCAAGCTCAAGCTGGAGTCGAAAGAGGCCATGAAGAAGCGAGGGATCCCCTCCCCCAACATGGCTGACGCGCTGGCGTTCACGTACAGTGAACCGGTGTTCATGGCGCGTGAGGCGCTGCCGGCGTCGATTGCGCACGAGGCGCGAATCTCAGGTGTTGGTACACTGATCTCAGAATACGACCCCTACTCGATCTCATCGGTCGAGTCGGCTTACGCGGAGGCTTAACCATGGGTGGACCCACTCTCCCCGCCGCGCCTGCGGCTGCGCCCGACGCAGCGGACCAGGCTGTGCAGGCGGCTCGGCTCATGGAGCGCCGCAAGCAACTCGGGCTCCAGGGGCGCATGTCGACGTACTTGGCCACCTCCCAGCAGGAGGGGACATCGGGTCAAGCGGGTAACGCACCGAGTGGTGTGGCGGTGGGCGCACCGAAAACCTTGCTGGGGCAGTAATGATCATCGAGACCCGAGAGAACGCTAACCCCGAACCGAACCCCGGCAGCGCGCTGTCGCGTTACAACGCGAGGCTCACCGCGCTGCGCACGGAGCGGTCGACGTGGCTCTACCACTGGCGTGAGATCGGGGACTACTTGTGGCCTAGGCGGTTCCGATACCTCATGACGGACCGGAACAAGGGCTACAAGCGCAACGAGTCGATCATTAACAACAAGGCGATGATCGCATTGCGCACACTGGCGGCTGGTATGATGGCGGGGATCACCTCCCCCGCTCGGCCGTGGTTCAAGATGATCCCTCCCGACCAGTTCATTGATGACGACGAGGTGAAGGGTGAGTTGGAGTTGTACGAGCGCGTGCTGCGCCAGGCGTTCAATCGGTCGAACATCTACAACGTGCTGCATGAGCTCTACGTCATGCTGCCGATGTTCGGCACGGCGGGGATGTACGTGGCAGAAGATCAGAAAGACGACTTCCGCGCGTACCTCTGGCCGATGGGTCAGTACTGCCTGGCGGTCTCCTCCACCCAGCGGGCGGACACGGCGATCCGAGAATTCGGAATGACCGTGGCGCAGCTCGTTGAGGAGTTCGGCTTCGACAAGTGCTCGCTCACCGTTCAAGGGCACTACCAGGCTGGGGCCTACGACCAGTGGGTTAATGTCTGCCACATCATCGAGCCGAACGTTAACCGGATCGCGGGGAAAGTCGACTCGAAGAACAAAGCGTTCAAGTCGGCGTGGTGGGAGGCTTCGGAGTCCGCGGATGGTAGGTTCCTCCGGGAGTCTGGCTACGACGAGTTCCCTGTCATGGCACCCCGGTGGTTCGTCACGGGTGAGGACGTGTACGGGTCGGGCCCGGGGATGGACGCGTTGGGAGACGTGAAGGCGCTCACCCTGCTGGAGCGGCGCAAGGCTCAGCTCATCGATAAGATCGTCAACCCACCGATGCGGGGACCGATGAGTCTAAAGTCTTCCCGAGCGTCGCTCCTGCCGGGGGACATCACCTACGTACCCGACAACACCAACGGGCAGAAGTTCGAGCCGGCGATTGAGATCAATCCATCGGCACTGCAAGCCGTGGAGGACTCGATCTCAAAACACGAGCAGCGCATCTGGAGCACGTTCTTCGCCGACCTCTTCCTGATGATGCTCTCCGACGAGCGGCAGCAACCGCAGACGGCGACCGAGGTCAACGCGCGGACGGATGAGAAGATGCTCCAGCTTGGGCCGGTCTTGGATCGGATTCACGATGAGCTCCTGACGCCGCTCATCAATCGGTGCATCAGGATTCTCGTTAGGCGGGGCAAGCTCCCCCCGCCGTCGAAGAAGCTCCAGGGCCAGAATGTCAAGATCGAGTACATCTCCATCATGGCCCAAGCTCAGAAGGTGCTGGGCACCGCGGGCATCGAGCGGTTTACGTCCTTCGTGGGTTCGCTCTCTGCCGTGAACAAGGACATCCTGGACCTGCCGAACTTCGATCGGATCATCCGAGACTATGCCGACATGCTCGGCATCCCGGTCGACTCCATCAATAAGGACGAGGTGGTGCAGAAGCTCCGCCAGCAGAGGGCGCAGGAACAACAGCAGGCTCAGGCGGCACAGATGATGACTGCGGGGGCTCAGGCGGCGAAGACCGCGGGTGATGTGGACTCAGCGAACTTGAACAAAGTGCTCGGCGGCCTCGGAGTGGGAGGGATGGGCGGATGAGCCAGGGAACCACCGGTAATCCCACCGTTCAGGGGAAACTCCGTCAGCGGGAGAAAGAGGCGGATCACCGTTGGGAGGAAGACCTCCGGTGGGTGATGTCCACGCACCAGGGGCGGCGGGTCATGTACTCGCTCATCTTCGAGCGGGCCGATCTGCTAAACATCTACTCCGGGCTCGACAACGAGGGACTCCAGAGGCACGAGGGGATCCGGTGGTTCGGTAACATGCTCGTGGGAGAGCTCCAGAAGAGAACGCCCGAGGATTACTTGCTCATGGTGAGCGAGCACATGCGGGCAGACGACACAGAAACCAAAGTCCGAGAGAAGATCACATCGGAGACTGACGAGGAGAAGGATGGCTGATCCTATTGCGACGCCGGCAGCGGCGCCCGTTTCTTCCGCGGTTGCAGCTACTCCTGCACCCGCGGCCGCAGTTCCGGCAGAGACGCCGGCAGTAGCCACGCCAGCGACACCGGCCGTGGCGGAGCCGAAAGTCGAAACTCCGACAGCTCAGGCGAAAGCCGAGAAGAGCGCGCCGGTAGAGATCAAGGTTCCTGATGGTGCGTCGATTGACAAGGCAAGCATGGAGGGGTTCGTCAAGGTCGCGGGGGAGCTCGGGCTGGATTCTGTGAAGGCGCAGAAGATCGCAGACCACTACTTCTCGATGCAGAAGACATCTCTCGCCGCGCAAGCTGAGCAGTCGACGAAGTGGGCGGAGGAAGCAAAGGCAGATCCGGAGATCGGTGGAGCGAAGTTCGATGCGACGCTCGACGTGGCCAAGAAAGCACTTGATCGTTTCGGAGGGACCGACTTGAAGGAGCTGCTTGTTTCAACAGGTCTTGGAAATCACAAGGCCATCATCCGAGCTTTCGCCAAAGCCGGCCAGGCCATTGCGGAGGATAAGATCGCCCCAACGGCAGGGATGAGCGGAGGGGGAGAATTGAGCCCGGCTGAGATCGCCGCAAAGTGGTACCCCACCATGCAGCACAAACCTTGAAAGGATAGCAAATGGCCGTTCTCGCAAACACTTACCCCACTCTGGAGACCGTCACCAAGCGGCTCGACCCGACTGGGCGAATCAGCACCATCGCCGAGGTTCTCTCGAAGTACAACCCGATTCTGGAGGACATGACGTGGGTTGAGGGGAACCTGCCCACTGGGCACCGGTACACGAGTCGGACCTCGCTCCCCTCGCTGACCTGGCGCCGGCTGAACCAAGGCGTCGTTCCGACGAAGAGCGGCACCGAGCAGGCCGATGAGGTCTGCGGGATGCTGGAAGGCTACAGCAAGGTCGATGTGGACCTCGCTCAGCTCAACGGTAATGAGCAGGCGTTCCGCATGTCGGAGGACACCGCGTTCATTGCCAACATGAACATCCAGGTGGCCTCGGCGCTGTTCTACGCGTCGGTCGCGAGCAACCCCGAGCAGATCACCGGGCTCTCACCGCGCTTCAACACCTACTCGTCGAACACCACCCCCTCCAAGAATCAGATCTGGCTGGCCGACGCTTCTGCGTCTGGCGCGAACCAGACTTCGATCTGGCTCGTGGGCTGGTCTCCTGAGACGGTCTTCGGCATCTATCCGAAGGCTTCGATCGGTGGGCTCCAGAACGAGGACCTCGGCCGTCAGCTCGTGCTCGACGCCTCGAACCGGCAGTTCCTCGCGTACACGACTCGGTGGCAGTGGAAGCTCGGTGTCTGCGTCCGCGACTACCGTTTCGTCTCGCGCGTTTGCAACATCGACGTTACTCGGTGGAAGGAAGACCTCTCGCAGGGCGCTGACCTGGCCATGCGTATGATGGACGCTTACCGAGCGATCTACAATATCAACGTCGTCAATCCCGTGTTCTACATGAACAGGGACGCGTACTCCATGCTGAACAAGCAGCTCGTGAAGCGGCAGGCGAACTGGCTGGAGTTCATTGACGGTGGCCCCGGCAAGCGACGTATCCCGGCGTTCCTCGGCGTCCCCATCAAGTACGTGGACGCCATCACCTCCACTGAGTCGGTCGTTTCCTAATCGGCTCGGAAAGGACAAACGAAAATGATCATCGATCAGCAACTCATGCTCAGCGACGGCCAGGACGTTACGGCCAACGCGGCCTCGGATAACTATCTGGACCTGGAGGCGTCGCTCGACTTCGGCGCAGGCCAGCCCATGAAGGTCATTCTGACCTTCGGCACGGTGGTGTCGAACGCCACGATGTCCGCGGCGCTCGAAGGGGCCGACGACACCGCGTTCAGTACCAACAAGATCACGGTGGCGCAGGGCAAGACCATCACGCCCACCACGGGGACCATGTACGAGATCTCCATACCGCCCGCGCTCTCGAAGCGGTATTACCGCATGTACTACACGATCAATGGTGGGTCGTCTCCTCACATCCCCACCGGGGCCACCATCGTCGTCGGCACTGAGACGATCAAGACGAGCGTGGTGTACTAATGGCTTTCACGGATGCTGGACAGACCTCCGTCGTCAAGACGGACTCGAACCAGCCTCCGAGGTCTGAGCTGCCGCAACAGTCCCTCGTGGCTGTTTCGGCAGCTCTTAATGACCTTCGAGCGATGGTTCGGCGGTTGATGGCGGCGGTGCCCGAGGCTGGGGCGCTTAACGGTGAATTTTCCGATACCAGTGGGACGGTGGCGACGTTGCTGGCCACCGTAATCTGAAAGGAACCTAGATGGCAATTCAAGTGATCGACGCCTCGGGGGCGGTAAAAACCACCCCCGTGGCTGACAACGAAGTGACTGCGACTTACCGATACTCGGTGACGCAGGTGACTCCCGTGGCCACGCCACAGGACTTCCTGCGCATCCAAGGCTCGTCGACGAAGACCATTCGAGTCAAAAAGCTGTACATCGGTGGCCTCGCCACCACGCTCGGCACGATGCAGGTGAACCTCATCCGGCGCTCCACCGCGGGCACCATCGGATCGGGTGCAGTGACTGCCATCACGGCGGCGAAGCACGACCCGAACAAGGGATCGCCCACCGCTACCGTTAACTACGTGCAGACGGCGAACTGGACGACCGAGGGCACCTCGGCGGGTCAGCTCGGCTCGAAGCGCCTTACCCTCGCGGTGGCTGCCACGAGCGACACGAAGTTCGTGCAATGGGACTTCTGCCAAAACTGCGACCAACCCGTTCTGGTCCGCGGAACGTCGGACTGGCTGTGCGTGAATCTCGGTGGCGACGCGGTGCCAGCTGGTGGTAAGCTGGACATCGAAATCGAGACCGAAGAGGACGCCAGCTAAGCAGTGAACCCAAAGGGCGCCGGTCTACAAGTACGGCGCCCTTTCCTACGAGGAGATGACATGCGATTCATGGCAATCGAGCCTTGGTACTACAACGGAAACTACTACCCTGCCTCTGCGGAGGCCCCTCACGTTTTCAATTACCCCGACGAGGAGGTGCCCAATCATAAGTGGTACCCCCTCGACAAGAAGGCCCACGCGGCGTTGATCAAACTTAGGGACTCCGTTAGCACACCGGCTCCTGCGCGCGAGGCGCTGACGAAGCTCTACGCCAAGCTGCCCGACAATGACCCCGCCAAGGCGGCGCTCAAGACGCAGCTTGACGCGCTATCGGCGGTGGCCGCGCCGTTCATCATCCACGACCTCGTTGAGGACCCCACGGTGCTGTCATGTCTGCCGGTCGCTGAGAAGATCAAGAAGTACGTGCCTGAGGACGAGGCGTCGGTTCTCCCCGTCATTCTCCAGGGGCCGAAGCGCCAAGCGGATACGTTCAGCGAGATTCAGAAGCGCCCCTCTGACGTGGAGCCGGGGTAAGCGATGCCGACGAGCGAAGCCACGCTGTGCAATCTGGCCCTGGCGAGAATCGGGGACACGGACAATTTTCTCGAGGACCTGGGCACTGACACGTCGGAAGAGGCGGCGCTGTGCAACGTGTTCTACGAGAATCAGCGTGACTCGCTCTTGGCTGCTTTCTGGTGGCCCTTCGCAACGCGTCGCGCGGTGCTGCCGGCGAGTGCGGAAGACCCGCGCGCGGGATGGGGCTATATTTACACCGTGCCCACGGACTGCGTGGCGGCGCGGTACATCTACCCCAGCGGGCCAAGCCAGGTGCTATACACCCCGCTGCCGCCCAGCCAGCTCATGGGAGTATGGACAAACCCCCGCATGCCTAGGCCGGACCAGCGGGTGCCATTCTCGGTTGAGTCCGGAATGACGACTGATCCTGACGGAAACTTGGTCGACTCCAAGGTGCTGTTGTGCGACCTGACCACGCCACTCTTGGTGTACACGTCGAGGATGACCGACCCAGCGAACTTCCCACCGTTGTTCAAGGATGCTCTGGCGTGGTCGGTGGCGGCTGAGATCGCCATGCCGCTGACGAAGAAGACGAACCTCCAGCAGTTCGCGCAGGGGAAGTTCGAGGCGGCCTGGCGGCTCGCAGCGGCCATGGGGATGAACGAGGCGCAAGAGGACGCGGTACCAGACTCAGAGATGGTTTCAGGGAGGCTGTGATGGCTAAGTCTGGAGGGGGAGATTCCCCCGCCGTTAGGCAGAGCTCTTTCGGTAAGGGTGAGATCGCCCCAGCGCTGTACGGAAGGTCGGACTGGGCGGGCTACTACACGGCGCTCAAGCGGTGCCGGAATGTCCTCATTGACCAGCACGGGGCTGCGCTCAACCGGCCAGGCACGAAGTTCGTGGCGCAGGCTGCCGGGTCCGACAAGGTCCGGCTCATCCCGTTCGTGTACTCGAACTCGACGGCGTTCGTGTTGGAGTTCAGCGCGGGGCACATCCGGTTCTATCAGAACGGGTATCAGGTCAAGGTGAGTGGCTCCCCCGTGGATGTGTCGTCGCCGTATGCGGCGGTGGATCTACCGCAATTGAAGTATGCTCAGCAGGGCGCTGTACTTACGATCACTCACCCCAATTACGCCCCCAGGGATCTTCGATTGCTGGTGGTCGATGGCACGAGCTGGAGCCTGACGGCTACGCCGATTGGGTACGCGCCCACTCCGGCCAGGTGGATGGGGTTCACGAATTGGGTGGCGGGCTGGGCGGCTGACGGCAAGCCGAAGAGCTGGTCATACGCGGTGACCGCGCTGTACACGGACGGTTCCGAGTCACTGCCTCTTGCCATGCGTGAAGTGCTGGTGGACCGCGTGCAGTACGCGCCGAGCTTCAAGTGGTGGTACTACGGATCGAACCGACCGGTCGGGTTCAATATTTACTTGGGGCGCGGAGGGGTGTGGGGGTTCTTGGACTATGTGCCGATGGGTGACAACTACACAAGTTCAGGCGGCGGGTCTGGCTTCGCCACATACACGGACTCCACGTTGCCATCAGACCTGGCGGCGCCGATGGGTAACAAGGGCGCGTTGCCATGCGGGTCCAACGTGGCCAACGCTCCGAACTTCAACTCAGGTCCCCGGCAGGCCACGAACCCCTTCCCTGGGTCCACACTGGCCTACGCGCTGCTAACTTATTACGCGCCTGGACAGAGGGTGTATGTGAATGGCAACACCTATGAGATCACCACACCTGGTCTTACGGCGGGCACCGGGTCCGGCCCGGCTGGTACCTCGGGGACTTTCCAGGATGGCCCCGCGTACCGCGCCGCCAACACAGGATATGCTTTAGGAGCCACAGCGATAATCGACGGTGGGCTGTGGCAATGCATCATAGCGGGTACAACGTCTACGAACAGCTACGTGTCCACTACGAGCGGGTCCCCCGGTACCTTCACGGATGGTACGGTCACATGGAACTGGATAGCGTTCGGGGACCGGGCGGTGTGGAAGTTCGTCCAGGTAGGCCAGGCCCAGCCACAGTGGCCTGCGTGCGTGACGTACTTCGACCAGCGGAGGGTTTACGGAAACATCCCGTTGTCCCCCAGTAGGATCGTCGGGTCGGTTTCCGGAGACTACAATAACTTCGATGTCCAGCTGAATCCCGGCTCCTCGGACGCCGTGACGTTCGACCTGGCGTCAAGGTACTTCGAGGAGATCAGAGGATTCCTACCGACGTGGGGGTTGCTTGCGCTGTGCTCGCAGTCGGAGTGGAGTGTCAACTCCGCACAGGGGTCCTCCAACCCGATCACGCCGTCCAGCATCGCCGCGCGCGCTCAGAGTTACCGCGGGTCGTCGTGGCTTGACCCCCTCCTCGTGGGGAACCTGGCGTTGTTCGTTCAGGCCACGGGCACGGAGGTCCGCGAGTTGGTGTTCAATTTCTTCTCCAACACGTTTCAGGGCGACTGCGTGTCCGTGCAGTCAGCTCACCTTCTGGAGAATCACACGGTTGTCGACTGGGCCTACGCCCAGAACCCGTACAGCATTATCTGGTCTGTCCGAGAAGACGGGAAACTGCTGGGGTTCACGTACTTGAAAGAGCAGGAAGTGGCCGCGTGGCACTGGCATGACACGGGCCCGCTCGACGTAAATGGTAACGCCACACACCACTTCGAGTCGATCTGTACGATCCCGGAGGGCAGCGAGACGGCGGTGTACGTGGTGGTGGGGCGAGTCATAAATGGAACTTACACTCGGTACGTGGAGCGGTTCGCGTCGCGCCGGATCCCCCGGCTGCCCACGGGACAGGTGGATGTGCAGGCGGGTGTCTTCCTCGATGCCGCGATCACCTATGTGGCGACGGGGGCGATGTATGCGTTCAGTAGCCTGGGTCACCTCGCTGGTCAGCAGGTCATGGTGCTGGGAGATGGAAGCGTGTACGGGCCGTACACGGTGAGCCCTACGGGGACGATTGACATCACCGCAGACTGCCCGGATGGTGTGCTGCGCGCTACGGTGGGGCTGCCCTACCTGTCCCAGGTGGACCTCCTCCCGATCTACATCAACAGCGCGCAAAGCATCAGGTCGAACGTCAAGAATGTCTTCCGCGTCAGTTTCGAGGTCGCCGACTCGCGGGGCATGTGGGTGGGCAACACGTACTCAACGATGCAGGAGTGGAACCAGCGGGACGTGTCAGACGGCTATGTGGCCATCCAGCCCACGACAGGCCTCGACCACGTCAGGCTTCCAGGGACGTGGGAGCATGATGGAAGTGTCCGACTGGAGCAGAGGGACCCACTCCCAATGACCCTGCTAGCTGTTGAGAGAGAGTTCGAGCTCGGAGGAGACTAGTATGCGGACAGTGAAGGCAACCGAGGCCCACGCGATAGAGCTGGCGGCCGTGATGCGGGCTGATGACCGCGCCGAGATAGCGGCGTCGCCCGGGTACAGTACCGCCGAGGCGGCCGTGCAAGACGCCATCCTCATGTCAGACGGCTGCGCTTATGCCACCTATCTCGGGGGAGAACTCGCCGCCGTGTGGGGTGTGGTGCTCAATGGCGAGGAAGCCGTACCGTGGCTGCTCACCGGTGAGGTGGTGGACCGGAAACCGGTGGCGTTCTACAAGGCATGCAAGAAGTTCCTCCCCATCATCCGGGCGGAGTGCGGCGAACTCACAAACTGGGTGGACGCCGGCTACACGAAAGCCCTCAGGTGGGCGCGCCACCTCGGGTTCAAAGTCGGGCCTCCGGAGAAGCTGTCAAACGGCTCTACTTTCTGTAGAATCACTTTGGGGGGCTGAGGCCCATGGGACTTCCTCTTGTAGGTCTGGCGGTTACTGCGGCAGCGTCGGCCTATGCCGCGCATGCCAAGGCGCAGGCAGGCAACGTTCAGAGCCAGCTCTACGGTAGGGCTAGCGCAGACGCTCTTGACCGTGGCTCAACGCAGGCGAGCATCATCCAAGGTCGAGGCACTCAGACGATAAGCTCTGCCAGAGCGGCCGCGGGCGCGTCTGGGGTGGACATTCAGTCGGGGTCCGTGACGGACGTTGTAGGTGGAACGCGGTTGATGTCGGCGCTCGACGCGGCCACCACTCGGAACAACGCGCTGCGGGAGGCCTACGGGTACGCCGCGCAGGGTGCCATTGCCAAGTCAGAGGGCAACCAAGGTGCGCTGGGAGCTGGGATCTCCGGAGCCGGCAGTTTGCTCACGGGCGCCTACGGGTCTGGGCTGTTCAACAGCTCGGGGTCTTCCGGGTCTGACAACTTCGCTGGAACGACAGGTAGCAATCTGGGCGAGTCGGACTTCCCGAACTTCACGAGGGGCTAATGGCGCAATTGCCCGAGCAGATTGAGCCGACTGTCGCCGCGCGGGCGATGCCGGTTCCGCAGGTGAACCCCAACACCTACGGCGCCGCCGTGGCGCAGGGCGCTGAGAAGGTGGCGCAGGACGTAAACCAGATCGCCCACCGTGAACGGCTCCTCGCTGTTCAGTTCGATGCCAGTGACCGCGAGCTAAAGTATGGTGAGCAGGCTGACGCGCTGGTCGACGAGTACAAGACGCAGCACAAGGCGTTAACTGACAGTAGCCCGGAGAACTATCAGAAGTCCTCCATCCAGCTCCAGCAACAGTACAGTGCGAAGCTGGAGCAGCTCCGCACCAAGGTGGGTGGCACGCTCAGCGACCAGCTTGCGCTCAAGCAGTTTGACGTGCGCACGAGGCTCCAAACGCAGGCGGCTGTTCGGCACATGATGTTGTTTGGCGACTCCCAGGTGCAGGAGTGGCGCCAGCACACGATGGACGGTGTAGTGAAGAACAGCATCAACCACGCCGCGGACGTGTCCGGCGACATCACCAGTGACGTGCAGCACATCGCAGAGCAGACGGGGCTCGCGCATGACGCTCTCCAGAGACTCTCCAATCTCCCGCCCGATGCGCTGAAAGAGAAGATGGCGGAGGTCGACAAACACGCGGTTCACGGGGCGCTCGATGCCTACGGAATGAACTACGAAGCGGGGCTGGCCCTGCTGAATGCGAAGCTACCTGACGGCACGCGCGTCGCGTACAACCATGATCACCCCGACGAGCCGGCCATTCTGAACACGGCAGAGGTGGCGAAGTGGGAGAAGCACTTCAAAGACGCCAAGGCCTCGAAGGTTGGCGTGGATCTAGGGGCCCAGTTCTTCCTCACCAAAGAGCGCAACATCCAGGACAAGCTTACGGCGCTGGTGCAGCAAGGAAACATCACCTACGCGGAGGCTGGTAAGGCCTATCAGCAGTATACCTCCCTCGTGGGCGACGCTCACCGCATGCAGGAGATCGGCGAGTCGTCGCAGCTCAACAGCACGTTCGATTCCGTGATGCACAACTACGATGGCGATCTTGAGAAGGCCAAGGCCGACCCGAAGTTCTTGGCGCAGTACGCACGGCTCCCCGGGAAGCTCCAGCTACAGGTGGAGCAGTCCATGAAGAAAGAGGAGAGGGACGACCCCGCGAAGGCCGTGGAGTTTGCCAAAGAGCTGGATAACATGCGTTCCCCCGGCTGGTCCGACAAGGTAGACCCCGAGGTGTTCAAGGCCCGGCTCATCGGGCTCGGCCCCGTCTACCGCAAGAAGGCGCTGGAGCTCTTCGAGAAGGACAAGGAACGGGATCCCGGATCCGATATCAACGACAAGGCCATCCTGGACGACGCGGAGTCGAGGGTCCGTGTGGGCTTGGACTACAAGCGCGATCCGGCGGGCCATCCCGAGCGGTCGGTGTGGGACAGCGCCTCCGATGTGCAGAGGGACCTCCACCTCCAGGCGATGCTCAAGGTCCACAACCTCATCGCGGGTGAGAAGGATGCCACGAAGAAGAAGGGTCCGAGTGCGACGCATGCTGTGGACCTGCAAACAGGCGTGAATGAGATCATCCGAGAAATGACGGTAAAGTATCAACAGAATCGGAAGCTCAAGGGAGAGGTCTGGTCGAGTCAGCGGGACGAGGCGCTAGGGCTCGACAAGAAGCCAGACACGAGGCCGAGGCGCAACGGGCGTGTGTGGAATGGTACGAAATGGGTGGTGGAATGATGGGCGACTGGGACACTCCGCCGACCGCCGAGGAGCTGGCGGCAGCCAACGCACCAACGAACCAGCCGGCGAAGGAACAAGGCTGGGACACTCCGCCGACCGCCGAGGAGCTGGCGGCAGCCAACGCACCAACGAACCAGAAGGCCCCCAACTACTCCGCATTCGACAAGGCGTTGCAGGGCCAGCAGGCGGAGCGGCGGTCGGCCAGAGACGAGGCTGACCACGCCACCGAGGCGTCGTATACGTGGTGGCAAGCGCAGAACTCCCAGAAGTACAGCCCCGGCACGATGGCCGAAGCTCGGCAGTATTCGATCGCGAAGCCTCAGTACGACCTGGACTACATCGCGCAGAATCTCGACAAGGTGCGGGAGGAAGTCAGGGCTGACGGCATCAACTGGGAGAAGCTCCAGCGGGATCACCCCACGCTGACAAAGTACCTTCGAGACCCCGGCACGGCCACCCAGGTTCTCCAGGACTCGGCTACGCTCACCGACTGGCACCGGATCATCGGGGGTACGACCAGCGACGGTCAGTACACCGCCCCTCCGTGGGCGAGTGAGCTCAAGGACGCTTTCACCGAGGGGCTCAAGCGCACCGGAGCAGGCACCGCGGAATTTGTGTACGATGCGAACGACTATTTTCGCACTCCTACCAGTCAGGAGCTAGCCGCGAAGCTGACGCACGAGCCAGCTCCCCCGCGGGATGACTTCTCGCATCGCTACTGGCAGTCCACCGTAGAGCGGCTCAAGAAGGACACGAAGGACTACGCTGGTGGAGACGTGGATCCCACCACGCTGTCGGGCAAGGCGGCCCATGTGCTCGACCTGGGATTGTCGTTCGCCGCCCGTAGTGCGCCGCTCCTCGTGGCGAGTGCACTCGGCGGAGGGGTGGGCGCCGCTGGTGCGGAGGCCAAAGGGCTGGCGTCTGCGGCTGCCATCAAGCAGGGAGCCTCCCGGGGCGTGCTGCTCGTCAACTCGCTCTACAGCGTGGGTGAGCTGTACCCGGAGATGAAGGAGGCCACGGGCGGTGATACTGGTGTAGCGCTCGGAGCCACAGCGCTCGGAGCTCCCATCATGGGGAAGATGATGGGCTGGTCTCCCGTATCAGGCGCAGCGGGCAGCGCCATTAGCGGAGCGGTGGATGAGGGCATGGTGCGCGCGGCCGCCAAGGCGGCTAGCTCTGGGACGTGGATGAAGTTCGCGGCAGCGACGGCGAAGAAGGTCGGCCTGGACTTCCTCATGGGCAAGACTTCTTTCGCCGCGCAAAGTGCGGCGTCCGCTGCAATAACGGAGACGGCGAAGACGTGGGCAGGCAAGCCGGCTGACTTCGGTAAGATCATTGGTGGCGCTCAGCAGGGCTGGGAGAGCGGCGACGCGGCGTGGCTTATGTCGGCGTACTCCACCGGCCGGCACGCCGTCGCGGAAATCGGGCGCGCCGCTCGGGGTCGCGAGACCTCCCGCATGCTTACTGAGATCATGCAGAACGTGGCGAAGTCCACCATGGCTCAGCAAGACCCCAGCCTCCACGAACAGATCCTAAAGGGAATGGCGGCGGGCTCTGGAAACTCCACCGTGTACCTCCCGCTTGACCGGTTCAACGAGGAGGCTCAGCGCCTCAAGATGGACCCCCGCGAGCTGGCGGTGTCGCTTGACCTCGGCGATCAGCACCACGAGGCGTCAATGGCAGGGGCCTATGACCTGCCGGTCCCCGTGGAGAAGCTGCACAAGCTTGCCAAGGCGAAGCTCGGAGACCTCGTCGCGCAGGAGGGGAAGTTCGACCCCAAGGGCATGTCGGGGTCCGATGTTGACCGCGCCGCAGAGGCGTTCCAAAAGGCCCGGGAGTACGCCCAGAAGACGGCGCCGGAGAAGATGACCTCGGAGGAGCGCGCGGTGTACGAGGATGCGCGGACCCACGTGGACTCCAAGGACGCGGAGGCCTATGCGAGGTCAGTGCTCGGGGCCGCGAAGGGGCTGCACACGCGGATGCCTGAGCGGCAGCTCATGGATGTCTACCGCGACACGTTCGGAGCAGGCGGCCTGTACAATGAGGAGGCCCGCCCGCCGACGTTGGATGAGCGGGGATCGCAGTACTTCATGAGCCTGCCGGTGGACAAGCGGGCAGTGGAGGCGTTCCATGATCCGGTAACGGGCCTCATGAACGAGGCGGGGTTCCGGACTCTCCCTCCTGACAACGCGAAGCCTCTCGTGGCCCACGTATCCATGGAGGGACTCAAGTGGGCGCAGGACAACTCTGCGGCAGGCCACGCCACTGGGAACGGGCTCCTTCGGGCTGCGGCGCACGCGTTAGCGGCTGTGGAGCCCGACACGGCGAAGACGAACGGTGGAGACTTCGCGTTCCGGGCAGCCACGGAGGCTGAGGCACGTCGAGTGGTGGGCGAGGCCAACGCGAAGCTGCCGAAGGAGCTCCAGGGATTCAAGCTCACGGTGGCCACAGGTGACAGCTTGGAGGCGGCCGGCGAGGTACATGGCAAGTGGAAGGACGCCGAGGAGAAGGCCGGCCGGCGTGCTCAGCGCGGTCAGCGCCCCCAGGGGGTCCCGAAGAGCGTGGAGCCTGGTAGCTTGCAGGTTCCCGCCAAGCCCGTGGAGCAAGCACCGCGAGCGGCGCACATGGCGCTAGCAGAGTCGGACGTGTCGCACCAGGCTTACCGCGACGGCCTCACGGGGCTCCTCACCGAAAAGGGGTCGAAGGCCGTAGGTCAGGGAGGGCACCGGCTAGCGATTGATGTCGACGGTCTAAAGATCTCAAATAAGATGGGCGGGCAGGCGCTGGGCAACGCGGTGCTCCAGCACTTCGGGGACGCCCTAAGTGGGTTGGGAGGAGACGCAGTCTACGCCACGCACCTCCACGGAGACGAGTTCGCTGGCAGCCACGGGGTCCCCGAGCTTCTGCATCAGGTGGCAGGGGAGTTGACGGATGTACTGAAAGATGTCACTGTATCCTACATTGACCCGAAGTCTGGGGAGGTGGTGGAACAGAAGGGCATCAAGTTCTCTTTCGGTGTAGGAGCTACGGATGAAGCTGCCGAGTCTGCTCTCAAAGCTCACAAAGAAAGCCGCGCCGCAGCCGGCGAGCGCGGAGCCGACATCACCGCAGGCAGCATCACCAGGCGCCCCACCACAGCCGATGAACTTGAAAGAGGCCGTGCCAGTGTCGATCAAGTACGGGGACATGGTGGTGTGGGAGCCGGGGATGTCGATGGACGAGCGGCGAGCGCGGATGAAGGACTACTTGCGCCAGCGGATCAGCGCATCATCCAAACCGAAATTGAGCGAGGGCGAGAAGCCGCAAGAGTAACTGAGCCGCAGCTCGCGGCGCGGGCGCTCTTCGAGGACCCCGCCGAATACGACAAGAAGGTAGCCGCCGCCAGGGACACCGCGCAGAAGCGGGCTCTGGCCGCCATCATGGTGGGGCACGGGCGGTCGTTCATCGTCAAAGAGCATACTCGCCTACAGGCTCAGGCCGAAGAAGAGATCAAATCGGACCCGGTGTACCGGGCCCAGCACTTCTTCCAGACCGGCGAGCTCCGCGGAAACACGGACCAGCTCGCACGGCTCACCAGCCCTGACGGCAAGCCGCTACGGTTCCTGGACAAGGATCTGGCTGAGCGGTTCCCCGGGTCCCGCGTCGTAGAGGAGCTCAAGCAGAAGCGGGGCCTCGTGACATCTGACCCGCGCCAGGCCGTGGACATCGACGTGGCGGCGGATGTCCTCGGGTTCAAGGGCGATGCTGGGGCGGGCGGGGACCACCTCGTTGTGAGCCTGCGGGACGCTCTCCCGGAGAGAGAGGCCACCAAGCAGTTAGCCGATCTCAAGATGGAGCAGCTACACCACCCAGCGCTGCTTGACGAGCCGAAGGCCATGGCCGCCGCCGTGTTGGACGCGGTCCACAACGAGAAGGTCGCGCCCAAACTCCTTGCTGAGATGGGGGCCATGGCTCGGAAGCTAGACCCCACTCGTCAGGCACGGATGAAGGTCACCCCCGAGATGTGGCAGGACTTTGCGCACCGCATGATTTCCGGGAAGGCTTTGAGCGAAGTTGATCCTGAGATCTACTCCAGGACCGCGGCGCGGAAGTCTCAAGAAGCCGCCGAGGCCCTCGCGGCTGGCAACGTGGTGCGGGCGTTTGACGCCACCGAAGCGCAGCTCATGAATCACTACCTCTACCGGGAGGCCCGCGACCAGAGTACCTCGATCCAGTCGATGTTCAATAAGCTTGCGGAGCGGGCCACCTCGGACCGGGTCCGCGCCATCGTTGGGAAAGGTGACCCCGCCTACCGCCAGCTTCACGACGCGGTGCTCGGGGCGCTGGGGTTCACCGACCCCCAAGGAGCTGACCCACGTGCCGTTGTCCAGGGATTCCAAGATGCCATCGAGAAGAACGGTCAGGCCGAGAACCTGGCCCTGGACCGGTGGACTCCTGAGGGCATCTCCCCGTTGCTGAGCGGGGAGAAGACGTGGGCCGACCTCAAGCCCGAAGAAGCGCGGCAGGTCTTCGACGCGCTCAAGAACATCGAGCACATCTCGAAACTGCAAACCGAGAAGCTCGCAGGCATCAGAGCAGCGGACCGTGAGGCGCTCATCACTAGCGCGGCCCGGTACATCAGCGGCCTGGCGCCGGGGGTTGAGGGGCCGCCTCGGCCGACTGAGCTCCCTGTTCAGGACACGAACTCGATCAAGACCAAAGCGGCCAAGAACCCACTCACATCTGCGTGGGGAGGGGCCTACCTGGACACGCCTCGGTTGCTCCTCAAGCGGCTCGGGCCTGAGGTTTCGGATCGTGTGTACGGCGGATTTCTGGACGCTCGGAACAAGGCGCGCGAGATGTTCAACAATCTGTACCTGCCATGGAAGGAGACGCAGAAGAACTTCGAGGCTGATCCTGACAGGCACAAGGTGCTCACCAGGGCTGAGGAGCTCGTGCGGATTCCTGGGATGAAGGGGATGATCACCAAGGGCTACTTGACGCAGCTCATGAAGTGGATGGGCTCGGAGTCGGGGCGCGAGAAGGCGCTCAAAGGCACGGGGCTCGTGGCTGACAAGGTCTTCGAGGCGGCGGCGAAGTACTTGAAGCCCGCCGACTTGGAGGCCATCCAGGCCGAGCACAAGTTCTTCGCTGAGAAGCTCTGGCCGCTTAAGGCCGCCGCGCACGAGGCGCGGACGGGGCTACCACTGGAGGAGGTCGCCCCGATGAGCTACACGGTGCCGTTCGCTGACGGCCCCGTGGAGTACGACGGCGGCTATTACCCCGTCCACTGGGACCAGCGGCCTGGCGTAGCCAAGCAAGTGCCTCACATCTCCGTCGACGCGGTGGGCACGGCGCAGGCTGGTCGCCCCTCGGTACCTGACGGGTCATTCCAGGCACGGACGGGGTACACAGGGATCCCTGACTTCAACTGGAACAACTACCCTCAGCATCTTCTGGCGGATATCCACAACCTCGCTTTCGGCGACTTCGTGCAAGACGCCTCGAAGCTCCTGATGGACCCAAGCATGCAAGGGGTCATGGCGCAAGGAGTGGGGGAGGACTACGCCAAGCAGACACAGGGCTGGCTGTGGCGCGTCGCCACCGAGTCGGCGGGCTCAGTGCCGGGGTACCTGCGCGATGTGAGCAACTCGTTCCGCCAGGCTCGCAGCTCGCTCGTCACGGGAGCGCTCGGGTTCTCCCTCCCCGTTCTGGCGGCGCACTTGGGCCACCCACTCGCCACAGCGGCGATGCGGGATGGTGCATGGTTCACGATCACCTACGCCGCGCCGTCCATGGGGCGAGTGCTTGAGAGCGCGGCCTCTGAGCTCACCACAGGGTCGAACCCGGTGCGGGAGTTCGCCCTAGCCAATTCTCAGGAGCTGGCACAACGAGCGGACACGCTGCGTGAACAGATGACTTCGTGGTTCCGCGGCACGTACATTGGTGAGCCTGGATACTGGGAGGGCCCGAAGGCCAAGATCCACAACGCGGCGTTCTGGCACCTTCATGAAATGGACAAGCTCATGTCCACCATGATCTGGGACGCAAAGTACCGCCACACGCTGGACACCACGCAGGACCACGCCAAGGCTGTCTCCGCCGCTGACGAGCAAGTGCGCGCTGCGATGCCGAACTTCTCCACCATGGAGATGCCGGCCATCATGGCGGAGAAGCACAATCTGATCGCCGCCTCCATGCTCACGTTCCATTCGTACTACGCGAAGCTCTACGAGATGGCGGCGGAGGGTAAGCAGGCCGCCGAGTTCCCCTTCCGTGAGGCGCAAGGGGTGGGGGGCAAGGCATCGAAAGCTGTGTCCTACTCGATGTGGGCAGGCCGCGCGGTGGGGATGCTCACGTTCGGCACTGTGATGGGCTCGTTCCTTAAGGGTAAGGGCAAGGAGCCCGACGAGGATTGGCAGACCTGGCTTCTCCGGAAGGAGCTCTCGGCGCCCACGGAGATGTTCCCCTACGCGGCGGCTCTGTCTGAACCGATCATCGACGCGGCTGTCAAGGGCACGAAGCCCCGCGACATCATGAATGAGAATCCGTACTTTGGCCCCACCGTGGGGCTGCTCCGGGCTGTGGAGGGACTTCTCAACGCTCGTAAGCCCGACGAGGACAAGGTAGTGGACATGGTGAAAGCGTCGCTGATGGTGGGCGGTGCGCCCGCCGTTGGGCCTGTAAGAGCTGCAAAATACGGGTATGATTGGGCTACGGGGGAGGCTCAGCCCCGCGGGGCTTGGGACGCCGTGTCGGGTTTCATGTACGGAAAGAAGACGGGTTGGGGGTTGCGCCACGAGGCAGAGACTCCCTTAACGCTGGTTCAGAAAGCGATCGAGGAGAACGGGAAATGAAAAAGCTGGTCCTTGCAGTTCTGTTCCTGGCAGGTTCCACCAGGGCAAGCGTCACCTCAACCGCCAGCTCTAGCGGGCCTTACACCTGCGATGGCTCCCAGACGGTCTACACGGTGGGGTTCCGGTTTCTGGCCGACTCAGACCTCCAAGTAGTTGTGGCGGCACCCGCGCCTTACATCGGATCGGTGACGTTGACTCTTAATTCTGACTACACCGTGGCGGGGGCAGGTGGCGCCTCCGGCATCATCACACTCGCCGCAGGGTCGAAATGCCAGTTTGGGTATGGCCTGACCGTGTCTAGGACTGTGCCGCTCACGCAGCCCACGTCTTTCTTAACTCAGGGGACGTTCTCCCCCAAAGTACATGAGAACGCTTTTGACAGGGTGGTGATGCAAGTACAGCAAATCGATCGTAACCGATCCGCCGTAATAGCCGCTCAGGCCACGAGAGACTCCAATCAAGATGCGGCGATCACCGCTATCGGGTCAGGGGTCAGCGTGCCAAGTTATAACTTGGTGAACCAGGCTACGGGGGGAAGCGTAACGTTGGCTCCGCCTAATCAGACGGGGACTTACACATTTAGATTCCCCATCGGGCTGCCGCTCTTCCCACCTATCGCGCTTCCTCTGAATATTACCAGTGCCGGCGTGACATCCGCGGCTTACGTTACTCGGCCTCAAATGGCGGCGGTGGGCCAGCAGGTAAGCGCGTCGTCGGGGTCTTTCAATCTTAATACTGCCACGTACACAAACGTAGATAATCTGTCGGTGACTATAACTACCACAGGCAGACCTGTGTTGGTGTCTTTGATGCCTGACGGCACGGGGGCCAACGCTTACATCGGATTGGTGTCGCCGGGGACCACTGGGCATGCCGCGCACTTTCAGCTTATGAGAGGGTCTACGAGGATCAGTGGAGTGACACTCAATACCGACATTGTTCAAACTTTGATGTCACCTCCTGGATCAATAACTATGTTAGATGTAGTCGGAGCGGGCACGTACACGTACACGTTACAAATCCAAGGCATAGGCAGCGGTGGCACCGCAGTAAGTGTTTACAACTGCGTGCTGGTCGCTTGGGAGCTATAATGAAGACCTGCACAGGGTTACTAGCGACACTTCTGTGCGTGTCCGCGGGAGCTCAGAGCGTGACGGGGTGGTCTGGGTCGTCGGCAGTGGATTCCTCGGGATCGTCGGCGCAGCCGATCACTGCGCCGGGGTTCACACTGCCCCAGGAGATGCAGGCGCTCAAGTTTGTCGGAGCGCCGGGGAATGGTCCTTGGCGCGTCCTCAGCGCAGCGGCTGAGGCGCCGAACGCCGATGATCAGGTATTCGCCTTACAGTACAACATTCTGCCCGCGAGGACTGGAGCCGGGTCCGGTTGTGACGTTGCAGGCCTCGGGGGGATCTCGATCCAGGTTGAGTCACACTACGGATACAATGACGTTCCGGGTCACCCAACCGTGTCCCCCAACGCCGAGGTGAATTGGGATTTCTACCGAACATCGGATTGCGGTTGGAGCGGCCGGGCGTTGGCATTTTTGCGCTCCTGGTCTACCGGAGCGTCGTCTTGGAAATTCGGGACCTCTAACGACGTTTGGGGTCTGCAACTCGATGGCTCGCTCGCCCTGTTTGCTCCTCCCCTAAAGGCCCCGGGGATGTTATTAAACTGGGGCGGCAATGTCGGCCCAATGAGCGCGTCCTCTCCTGCTCTCTGGCTAGAAGAAGGCGGAGGGATGAAGGTTGGGCTGGACAATCCGAGCGCGAGCGTAGCCTACGCGCGCATCAACACGGTCTTGGGGGCGGGGCAGACCGTTGGAACGAAGATCTCGCACAGCTTGGCCGCGACCCCTACTACCTGGGTGGACGATCTGATCACGGACGACACCACGGGGGCCGTCCTGGTGCCGACCGGGCTGTACTTGGGCGCCTACCACGCGGCCCCCACCGATTATCTGAACGTCGTGTCCGGCACCACGGGCAAGGGCATCACGGCCGGCTACAACGGTGCGACCGGCGATTCGGTCCGGGCTTACATGGATGCCTCCGGAAACGGAGTAGTCTCCGTTTCCGGTACCGGGAAGTCCCTGACGCTCTCCGCCGGAGCCTCCACCGGAGTGGTGGTCATCGGTGCGTCGTCGAAGCTCAAGGTGAGCAACATCGGTCTCGGCACCCACGATCCCGGGACGAACACCGTCGAGATGTACGGCGCGATCAAACAGTACGACGGCGGGGATTATGCAGGGAACGGAACACTTGGCGTGCCGTATGGCACGGCCAACTACACTATGACCTCCACCGGCGCGATCACCCTGACAGCGCCCACGGGAGTCACGATCACGCCAGAAGCTCTGGGGACGTGCGGCGATGCGACGCACACGGAAGGCACGTTCGTCATGGTAGCGGGGGCGACGACCACACCCACCAAGATGTGCGTCTGCACCTATACCCCGACCGGCACGGTTTACGCCTGGGTGAATGCGCTCAAGAACTCAGCCGGCACCGGGGTCGGCAACACGACCACCTGTCCCTGACCCCGAGGAGCTGAGACGATGAGACGATGAGACGAGCCCGAGCCTGGTACCGGTCCCTCTCCTCGCAGTCCTAGCGGCGAAATTACCACTAACGTAGCTACACTATGAAAGATCTAAGATGTCAACGACCTACGCACTCAGTAAGAAGGGTTTCAACTCGACGACTGCGACCTGCACCACAGGGTCGGAGTCCGCTCCCACGCTCGTGACAGACGGGCTTTCCCTGGAGGGAGTGGAGTCGCTGTCCATTCACGTGGAGAGCACCGCGGCTGCGTTCTCGGCGGGGACTCTCCAGGCTTATCTCTGGAACCCCAACGGTTACACGGATGGCTCAGGCCAATGGAACCGCTGCTCGGCCCTGGACTTCACTGTCACGGCGGGGCTCTCAGGGCAGGCGTTCGCGGGGCTCAAGGTAGACGGCCCCATGGGCCGCATCGACTTTCGGCCGAACAACCTGGGGCAGGCCTGCAAGGTCTTCATCAACACGACCTCCCCGAGGAAGGGATGACCTCACAGCTCCTAGCCAACCCCAGCGCTCTCGGCTGGTCGGTCTTCGCGCTGGTCTGCGTGCTTGGGTTCGTGGCCCCCGTCGTCACTGCCACGCTCAAGGTCAAGGCGTGGAACAAGGCGGAAGCCGAGGCCGCCGCAGTGACGGTGGCTGATAAGATGTGGGCGCGGGTGGAGCCCCGGCTTTCTGAGTTCGCGGCCCGACTCGAAGCCATCACGCTGGAGAACAAGGCGCGCATGGACACCATGACGCGCATGTGGGAGGTGATCGAAAAAATCCGTTCAGCACAGTCGGACAACTCAGACCGTATCATTGACATCTACAAGACTCTCGCCATGAACGGCCTGAGTCAGCGAGAGAAGCAATGAAGTTCGACCCTCATGAGAAAGTCTCCCTCCACCTCACGTGGGGGGAGGCCACCACTACGGACCACCTGGAATTCATGACCGCGCAGCACGACCTGTGCCCCGCCATCGTAAACAACATCACCCGTTTCGCAAACGGCCTCTTTGAGGAGGCCCGTGAGGTGGTGGGTCCACTGCACGTGAACAGCCTCTACCGGTGCCCCGCCCTCAACGCTGTCCTCCCTGGCCACGCGAAGTTCTCACGCCACATGGATGGCCTCGCCGCGGACCTCGTTCCGCTCGACATGCCGATGCTCGACGCCTACAAAGCGCTGCTCAAGTCGCGCGTGGCATACGACCAATTGATCTGGGAATACGGAAGATGGATTCACCTCGGAGACGTGGTGTCCGGCCACCCCCGCGGGCAGGCGCTGATGATTTTCAACCCGGGCGAGTACCTGACGTTTGACCCTAACGATCGGAGACTGCGATGAAGCCCCTGTGGAAGAACTTCTGGAAGGCGCTGTGGAACGATGAGAACTACGCCCGCGGGCTCATCCGTGGCGGGCTGCACAGCCTCGGCCTCGGTGGGATGGGCCTCGCCACCCAGCTCTCCCGCGTGTGGCCCACCGTGCCCGCCTGGCTCGTGGCCAGCCTGGCAGTCGGGTCGCTGGTCGTCGGGTTCTTCTCTGGGAACATCGTCGCCGGCCAGACGAACCCCCGCCGAGAGGGGGCCCCCGAGTGACCCCCGTCGTGTTCATTGGATTCTGCAAAGGGAAGGGGGTCCTCTCCCGCATCATCGAGTGGGCTTCGGGCGGAGGCCCGAGCCACGCGTTCCTCGTGTACCAGTCCCAGGAGCTCGGTTGGATTGCCATCAGCGCCGAGGCGCGCGGGCTCCTCGTCCTGCCCGCCGAAGCCATGGAGAACGTCTGCGGGCTCTACTACTTCCCGGGAGAGGCCGGAGTCCTCCTCTCTGGCATCCAGAAGAACCGCCAGTGGCTCGGAGCACCCTACGACATCGGCGGATTGCTCGGGATGGGTTGGGTGGAAGTGTGCTGGCACTGGATCAAGCGCCGCGTCAAGAACCCCCTCGACAGTAAGTCGGCATGGTTCTGTTCGGAGTTCACGGCGAAGGTGGCAGCCGATTCGGGGAAGAAGCTCGACCTCCCGGTAGGTCAGACCGATCCTCTCCACCTTGAGGATGAGATCGTAAGCTGTGGTGCAGTTTCCACTCGGCTCCCCTGCGTCCCCGTGAGGTGGGCATGAAGCAATGGCTCCCTACTGGCCTTGTCCTCGTAGCACTGCTCGCAGTCGCCAGCACTTGGGCCTGGGACCACAGAACCCAGGTCAAGCTCCGAACGCTCGCGGAGGCCGGCGAGCTCAAGGCGAAGGGCCAGCTCGTAGTGGAGCAGGCCTCTGCCAAGGAGGCCAAGGCTGACGCACAAGACCTCCTCAAGAAGAACGCCGACCTCAAAACCCTGTACGCCGCCGCCCTAGCCGCCGCGCCTGACGCCAGCGTATCGGGGTCTGCCCAGCTCAGCACTGGGCCCGTTGTCGCCGGAACCTCGCCACCGTTGAGGCCAGCTCCACAGCCGGCCGTCTCCTCACCAAGCCCGCCTGCCCTTGGACATGACGAGGTGGCAGGCACCTCTAAGCGCTGCCTCCTTTCGGAGGGCGATATGGGCGAGGTGCGGGTTGACGGCATCGAACTCCAGACGAAGGCGGGCAACAGGCTCATCGTAGGCACCGGAGCTGCTTGGAAGGTGTCCCCCGGCACCCCTGAAAAGCTCTTCGGGGGTGGGTTCCAGGCGGGGCTTTCTGGCTCCTCCACGGTGGCTGAGAAGACTCCTCCGCGCTGGGGTGCCGGGCTCTCCGCCGCCTGCGCTTGGGGGTCTGCGTGCAGCGTGGGCCCGGTGCTGGCGCTTCCCCCGGTTCGACTCCTGGGTCTCCAGGGCGAGCTCACGGTGGGCGCCACGGTGTCATCTAAACCGGTGGGGATGTTGACGGGAGTGGTTCGCTTCTGAGAAGATGAATCAAGTCGCGGCTCGCCATGGCCGCCTCTCCCGAAGCGAAGGGCCCTCCGTGAATTGCCCGGAGGGCCCTTCGCTTTACTTACCTGAGAGCTACGCGGCCCTCCTTGAGGCCTTCGTCTTGAGTGCTTCGAGCAAGTCTTGCTGTACACGATCCTTCTTCACCAGCACCTTCATTACGATCTCGTCGATGGTGTTCTTTGCGATGATGTGATGTACGCCTACCCGCTCCTTCTGTCCCTGCCGCCACACTCGGCGGATGAATTGCTCGTAGGTCTCCAGGTCCCAGGGGACGCTCAAGAGGACCACCGCCGCCCCCACGCCCTGGAGGTTCAGTCCGTGAGCGACAGACTGTGGTTGCGCCAGAAGGACAGGAATCTCACCAGCGTTCCAGGCGCCCTCAATCTCCCGGAAGCGACGTGGCGAGACACCGCCGCCAATATGCGGTGCATCCGGGAACACTCGGAGTAGCCGATCGAGATCATGGCGAAATTCATAAGCAACAAGGCACGGCTTTCCGGAGAGCTCTTCCACGATCTCAACCACTGCATCAGATTTGGCGTGGTGCAGGTTTGTCCATTTTTCTCCGCCGTCATGATAGATGCCTCCGTTCGCGATTTGCCTGCACTTGCTCGTGGCTGCCGCAGCGTTGGCCGCCGTGATTACGCCGTCCTCCACCGTGGCGAGAAGCAGCTTCTCCATCTGGTCATACGTTGCGCGCTGCTCTTCGGGGAGCTCCACCTCCACCGTATTGGAGATGTACGGTGGGAGGTCCAGGTAGTCCGCGCCCGACATGCGCAGCACGAGGGGCTGCAGCTTCTTGTAGATGGCCTCCTGAGCCCCAGCCTTGGGAAGCCAGGTGTAGCCCCCGAAGCCGCTCGGGTTGAAGTAGTTCATCCGGTAGTGGGTGATGTATCGGCCCAGCGCGTTCCCCTGGTCGAGGATGTAGCACTGACCAAAGAGGTCGAGCAGACCATTCGGAGCGGGAGAGCCGGTGAGGATGTAGCGACGGCGGAACCAGGCGAGCATGGGGCGCAGGGTCTTGAACCGCTGGGTGTCCCCGTGCTTGAACCGCGTCGACTCGTCCACCGCGAGCATGTCGCAGCCCACCTCTTCCTGCTTGTGGGTGGCTAACCAGGTGAGCCCCTCGGGGTTGATCACGAAGACATCGGCCCCCGCCTTGAGGCGGTCTTCCTTGTCAGGCCCGTGGAGCACAGACACCTTGAGCTCGCGGAACTCGTCCCACTTCTGCGCCTCCCCCGGCCAGACCGAGTACGCCGGCCGGAGGGGCGCAATGACGAGCATGCGCCGCACGAGCCCTTGCTTCTTGAGCAGCTTGAAGGTGGCGAGAGTGACTGAGCTCTTGCCGAGTCCAGGGTCCAGGAAGAGCCCCGCGGCTCCTCGCTCAACCATGAACTTGATCGCTTGCTTCTGGTAGGCGTGCGGCGTCCACTTCATGTGTAGTTCTCCAGTAGCTCAGCGCCTTCCTCTACGATGTCGCAAGTCCAAACGGCGAACCCACTGGCGATCAACTGCTTCGCGCGCTCTTGCTGCAACGCTGTCATGTGTTTCCCCGCCGCCTTGAACTCGATGAACACCGCTCGGCCCCCCTTTAGGAACATGTAGTCAGGCCATCCCGACGAGCCGAACCTGCCATTGGTGGAGAGCTTAATGGCCAGCCACCCCGCCTTCTTCCACAGATCCACCACCTTCTTCTGAACCGCCTTCTCTAGCATTTCGCTTCCTCCATGTTAGGCGTCACCGGCTCCTGCTCCACGTCATCGAACTTGAGCTTTACTCGTGCCGTGCAGCGTGGGCACTGCGCCACCGCCGCTTGGGTTCCTGCCGACGATCGCTCTATCTTCATGGGCTTGTCGCAGACCAAACACGTAACGTAGATGAAAAGCATACTCAGCTCCTAGTACGGGCAGGGACCACCACGACCTTTGCAGAACGGGCACCACCGGCAGGTGTAGTTCGGGGACGGCGCGAACGTCTCGTCGGAGAACATCGGGAGGACACGCTTCTCCCAAGACTCCTGGTGAGCTTTCAGATCCGCTCCCGCCCTGACGGTGCCCTGGGGTTTCTCGACGATGTTCGCCCCCTCGGGCGCGTCGAGGAACACGAGCGCGGCCGTGACCTCCTTCTGAGCGGGGAACACCGACGCCACCACCGTAGCGTAAGCGGAAAGCTGCCCCTCGTACTTCGCATCGTCTCGCACCTCCTTGGTCTTCTTGTCGACGCCGCCCGTCTTCCAGTCGATGACCCGGGCCGTCGTCTTACTCTTGATGTGTAGGATGTCGATCTTGAACCGGCCCCACGCATCGTGGGAGAACTTCTGCACGGGGCGCCACGCCCGGTTGACGACGAGGTCGAGCTCGGTCTGCACCTTGCCCGCGCGCGCGGCGGTGCGCAGAGTGCGGAGAAGTTTCTTCGCGTTCTTGAGCGAAACATCCATCGCCACGGAGATACCCTTCACGAACTCCTCGGCCTGCTTGTGGATAGCCGTTCCTCGAACGAGGGCCTCACCCGTCTCTGGGCTCTTGCCACACAGGGTGCAGACCTGAGGGTCCCAGCCCTTGAGGGCGCCCTTGAAGCAGACGGGGCACAGCTTGTCGAGGTGCTTGTACTTTGCCGACCGAGGACAGGCGTCGTAGTCTGCCAGGCGGCTCGGGCTCCATGCTGTAAACTTATTCACTTGATCCTCCAGAACCGCGAGCCCTTGCGGAGCCCGTCAGCATAACCGACGACGTAGACTAGCGTTGACCACACCACCACAACCATCCCTGCAACGAACGCTAGGCCAGTCACAGGTCCTCCAGTTTCTTGAGCTCACCCCAGCTCGGACCCAGCTTCGCCTCCGACAACATCGCCACGTCGAATTCGATCGACCCCATCGCTTCCTCCATGATCTCCAGCTCCTTCCGAGCAGCGCCCTTCGGCGCGCTGATGTTGATCTCGTCATGCACCGTCACGAGCAACCGACCCTCCCGCTTCACGCTGTCATACCGGATAAGTGCCTCCTTCGTGCAGTCTGCCGCGCTCCCCTGGATGAGATAGTTGAGCAGCTTGTACTCATAGGTCATCATGCGGCCGTACTTCTTCGAGAACGCAGCGGGCTCGCAGTAGTACAACCGCCCGCCCCAGGTGCGGATTGGCTCACCGGCCTTCCCACGAGCCTTGAGCTCCTGGTCGAGACCAGCGATGCCCGGCGCCGCTTGCTTCACCGCCGACCGAACTTCCGCAGCCAGGCCCAGGTCCACCTTCGCCGTCGCCGCGAGCAGCGGCACGCCCATCCCGTAGTTGATCCCAAAATTCATGATCTTGATGAGCCCACGGTCATAGTCGTTACCCGTGATCTCTTTGATCCTCGATTGGATGAGGTCGTGGTAGTCGATGTGCGGGTTCTGCTGGTACGCCCGCTTGAGGTCTGCGTCCTCGTAGTGGGCGGCGATGCGGAACTCCTGTTGGCTGTAGTCACGGTGGCACCACAGCCCGCCCTCGTCGGGGAGGAGGTACTTCCTTACGAGGGGCAGCTCGGGCACCCCCAGGAACTTCGGATGGGTGTGGCCCTTGAACGCCTTCGTCACGTTCATGAACCGCGAACAGGACAGCCTGCCCGTCCGCGTGCCCTTGTCAGGCCCACGCACCTGGTTCCAGTCTGTGTAGATGAAACCCCCGCCAGCCATGGCCTGCGCGAGCCACGGCTCCATGGACATCGACAGCACAGTGGCGAGCCGGTTCCGGTAGTCCCAAGCCCCCGCCACTCGTGGGTCATTGAACTTATCGATCGTCATGTTCTTCTTAGACACCGAGCGCTTCTTCGACTTGGGAGTGTACGTCCACTCAGTGACGATGCCTGCGCTGGCCAGCGCCTCGGCCACTTCCTCGTCAGCATCGAGGTTGAGCTTGGGGGCCTTGAGCGACTTGCGGAGGTATACCTCCACCGCCTCCTTCGCTAGGCGGTACGTCATGAGGTCTGTGTTCAGCCGGTCCACGTCGAGCCGGATTCCACGCTCCTCGTTCTCCATCAGGATGGGCAGAAGCTGGAGCTCTCGGTTGTAGGCCTGGCGCATGCGCTCGTCGAGCTCGGGGTAGAACTTCTCATGGAGCTTCACCGTCCTCACCACGTCTCCGATGGCGTAGGCCCCCACGAGCTTGCCAGGCGCCTTGGCGATGTGGGGGCCAGGGTTTCCGTTCTTGGCGATGACCCCGTGCTCCACGAGCCAGTCACGCACGGCATCCCGCTCCTCGGGAGGCATCCCCAGCCACTTCTCAGAGCTGGGCTTGAGGCTCAAGGTCTTGGAGTGGGGGTCCCTGAGGAATAGCTCGACCAGCGTGTCGTGAACCTTCTCCCACGGGGGAAGCGCGAGACCGAAGTGCGCCTTAGCTACGGCCAGGTCGAACTTCGCGTTGTGGAAAAGTATCTCAGCTTTGCCAGACCAGATGTCTTTCAGCTCTTTCGCCGCTCGCGACTTGTCGCAGTTGTTCTCCGTAGGGTGGCCCCACGCCAGGTAGTAGGGCTTCTTGCCTGGCCGCGCGATAGCCACGCCCACCGGCTCGGGCGGGTACTTCGGGCGATCCTCAATGGCCTGGGTCTCGAAGTCTACGCAGATTGGTTTCATTGCTTGGCTCCATCCCTGATCTTGGCGATTGTGGTTCGACTGATGTGACAGGCGACCGCTATCTTCCGCGTCGTGGCTCCTTCCCTCAGCATCACCAACACCTGGCCCACCACTTCGGGAGACAGTCGCACCCGACGCCCGAGTGAGCGCTTGGCGATAGGCGTGGCCATCGGCCTGCCCTGCTTCCTCCTCGCGTGGTGCGCGGGGCAGAGGCCGCTGTAGAGGCCTGAGCCAGACCCACAGTACATGCAGCCGGCTACTGGCGTAGACGACCCGAACACGAGCAGCGTGGCAGCTCCATCGCGTTGCCGCTTGGCCTTACGTTGAGCGTGGACTGCCTCGTGCTTGGCGACAACGAAGACGAAAGCCCGAACCCCGCCTACCCCACCGCGGATGCTGGTCTTCTTTACTGCGGCCAGCCAGGCGTTCTGCGCCAGGTCCTCCGCGTCCTCCTGGCACCCCACGCGGCGAGACAGGTATGCCACGAGCTCTCTGTTCGCCGCCTTGAATCCTTCGGTGATCACAGGACCGGGTCCTCTGCGAGAGCCGCGTCGAGGAGCACCGCTTCGGCCGCCTCCGCCCGGACTCGGGTCTTGGCAAGCAAGTCCTTTAGCTTCCAGATCTCGTCCTTCGTCCACTCAACCTCCTGTTCCAAATGCCTGATGCGGTCTGCGTCGGAGATGCCCTTCATGGCGTAGCCCTCAGTGGAAAGAAAAGAGGGCGGCGGCATGTACCCGCCGCCCTCCGTTACAGACTACCTGTCTAGACAGCTCCTAGAACTTCCTGGACTTGCCCCGCGCAGGAGCGGCCGGCTTCTCCTCCTCGGAGATCACCGGGTACGCCCCGAAGAGCTGAGACTCCAGCTCCTTGGCCCGCTGTTGCAGGGCCTTGATCTGCTCAGGGGCGAGGCGGTCGATGGCCCGGAACGTCAGGCCATGCCCACCATTGGGCAGTGGAACCGTCCCCACCTCGGTGACGAGGCAGCGCACGTTGCGGGTGCGGGGGTCGATATCGGGCACTGCGAGGAGGTAGCGCGCCCAGTCCTTGAGGCTCCCCGGGGGGATGGACATCATACGGATCTCGCCCTTCGCGAGGTCGTCGGGGCCGCCAGTCGGCACCGCGCAGAGCAGGCGCCGGACATCCTTGCACCGCTTGCCTCGGCCCTTCTCCGCCGTCCCGAAGGCGTTCCACTTGCAGCCGGCACACGCCTCGGCCTGCTTGTCCGGCGCCGCCTCGTGGGGGGTGAGGCTCTGCTCGTCCTTGCCGAAGGCGTAACAGGCGGGGGTCTGGTGCGCGTTCGGGTCGTACTCTCCCGCGTAGAAGCACTTCTCGAACCCGTAGTCGACGACCACGAGCTGGATCTTTCCGCCCGCCACGGGCTTGCCCTCGACCTGGAGCACCCCCGACTTGTGCGAGATGCGGGGGATGCCTTGCTGCTCCTTCGCCACGTCATCCTTGGCTTGGCCGGCGAGGTCCTGCTCCCAGTCTTCCAGCGGCGCGAGTGCGACGTTCTTCGGGGTAGTTGCGAGGTCTGTGTTCTTGGACTTGGCCATTGGTTACTTGCTCACTTTCGTCAGGGAGAGTTCCATCTTCGTGAACGCTTCCGTTCCGGGGATCGCGACACCCTCTTCGAAGCGGGCCCGGAACGCAAGCTTGCCCATCCGCCGCTCCATGAGGTCATACGACTTCGTTTCCACGATGTACTCCCACACCGCCGTCCAGTCATTCACCTTAGGGTAGATGGCGGTGGAGATTGAGGCACTCGCGACGGAGCCCTTCGCCCCATCGATCTCGGCCTTCTTGAAGGTGTTGATGATGTAGTCTTCGAGCTGAGCCTCCTCGTCCTTCATCTCGGAGATCTCAGCGTCGTAGGTTTTCTGCAAGTCGATGCGCTTGCCCCTGATGGTGTACGCCAGGTCCACGCAGGCACCGATTGTCTTGGGAAACTTCTTCGCCATGGTCTTTTCCTCTCTGATATGAACGTGGAACCAATCTAATCACGGCTGACTTTTAGTGTCAACTCTCTTCCGGATAGTAGATGCAGCTCTCGGCGGTCTTGTCGTGGCGGAATTGAACGAAACGAGGGTGGCGGAACCGCCCCGTGGGCTCGCGCCCGTTGTGCTTGATCTCCACCACCATACCGATGTATTCCTTCCCGCGAAGGGTGAAGTCCCTCCGCTCATCATCCGTCATGCCGCTCACGGTAGCGACCTCCGTGAGCTCCCACAGCGCAACGTATGACCGGGGGGTGAGCTTATGTTGCCCCACCACGAGCGCACCGATGACCCCAGCCTTGGCGTACTTCGTCATGGACTCCTCACCGCTCTTCTTTGTCGACACCTCTTTCGCCGCCTTGTAACCCATGATCACCACGTCCGCGGTAGCCTCTCGCTTCACCTTCACCCACCGGTTCTTCTCCCCGTAGCGGTGCGCGACGTGTTTCAGGATGACTCCTTCACCGCCCGCCGCCATGACGTGTTTCAGCGCAGCGCGCTTGTCGTGGTACGCGGGAGCCATGAAGGCGTACTGATTACCCCACGCCTTCACGGCCTGCTCGGCGTAAGACCGCCTGCGCAGCAAGTCCTCACCACGCACATCTTTGCCCCCGCAGTAGAGACAGTCAAACACCGCGTAGCGCAGCCAACCCCGTTCCGTCTGCTTGCGGATGGCCTCGGCGGGGAGGCTGCCCATGATGGAGGTGACATACTTAGACATCCCACCATCGCCCGGCACGTTGGGGTCTACGATCATCTCTCCATCGAGAACGGTGCCCTCCAACTCAGCGGCGCCCCAGTCCAGCTTCGACAGGTGAGGCACGTTGTCTGTCTTCTCCACGTACAGACCGTCCTCCACGCTCTTCCGCCGCCCGGTGAACCGAATCGCCGTCCGGCAGAATTGCGCAATGCGCCGGTCGCCGTCGTACTTCTCCTCTGCCACCCAGGCATCAGACTCCCACATGTCCTCGGTGAACTTGCCACGCGCAGGCTGCGGCTCGATCTGCTTGAACACCCACCTACTCATCGCAGTCCTCCTCTTCCTTTCGGCAGACCGCCGCGTAACGGCTGCGCGCCACGCTCAACCAGCTAAAAGCCGTGTCAGCCTCGACCTTCGCCTTGTCACGCCCCAGCTTCGCAACGTTGAGCGCCTCCGTCGCCGCGTGGAAAATCTCCTCAGCCGCTTTGTGGAGTTCCTGCGTGGCGCCGGACGCCTCGGCCGCAGTGCTGTACTCCCGCTCCCTCGCCTTCCACTCCTTCAACGCCTCACCTCTTGTCATCGCCATGACCTCCTAGAACTTCTTTGTACCCTCACCGAAAAACTGCTCCCAATGTGCCGCGACCTCTGCTCCTCCTCGCTTGCTCCAATGATCCCACCGCCTGACAGCGTACAGCCGCTGAGCCCCGACTGACGTGCGTACCACCCCTAGCTGTGCGACCCCAGCCCGCTTGAGCTCACGACCCATGATGACCACATTGATCTTGCTGCGTCCGTCAGGGTCATAAGCCCTGAGCAATTGCTTTGCATTCCAAACCTCACATTCCTTCCCCGCCCGCTCTCCGAGGCTCATGAGCTGCATGGTGGGGTCGACGCGGAGCATGGCGCACCACTCGCCCAAGTCGGACCTCCCGCCCTCAATCATGTCCTGCTTGGCCCGCGTGAACGGCGCATGCTCGCGGGGGTTGAACCCGGTGAGGTCCAGGGTCAAGAGGTGATGGAACAGCGCGGGGCCCCCCTCCGGCGATTTCACCCAGGCGTCACACGCTTCGTAAAATGGCCTCGACGCGGGCGGGCCGACCACTTCGTGTACGAAGAACCTGCGGTCGTCTCCCTCAATGAAAAATGCGTCTGGGTGATTCGAAGTGAAATAATAGTTGATCCTGTCCGGGAGTGTGTACTCCGGAGTGTACTTCGCGTTAATGTTGATCCGTGGCTGAGTGATAAGGCCCTTGAGCCAGTCGGCGTCAATGCGGTGAGTCGCCCTATCTCCCCCGGTGATCTCGTCACCATAGACAAATTGCCGCCTGGCAGCCCAGCCATTGAAGTTTCCTTTCAGGTCTTTGTTTTTGATCTCGACGAAATTATTACCGTAGATCATACCCAGCATGTATGCCACGAAGGACTTACCAGTGCCGTGGACGAGCCCCCACACCAGCACAGACGTGTAGAGCTTCTCCCCCGGATGCTGGAACGGGTACGCGCACCACTGCTCGAACCACTGGCGCTCTTTGGCCTGGGATTTGAACAGGTAGTTTAGGAGCCCTGTCCAGCACGCTACGTCCCCTTTCTTCGGCTCGCACGCCCACCCTGGCCAGGTGTTGTACGCACCGTCCGCGTACCGCTCAGCCCCAGGCAGATATTCCATCTCTCGCAGCTCTGCCCGGTGTTCCCACTCTACCCACCGAGGAGCAAGGGGTTTGGATTTCAGGTGCGTGCCTGTCTTGTCCGTCACCGACAACGCGTAGTGGCGGTTCGCGTAGGCGTGCGAGATGAAGTCCCCCGGGCGGATGAGCCGCCCCGTGTCCCGCACCACTACGACCCCGGGGTTGTGGACGTAGGCCACCTCCTCGTTAAGCTCCCACAGCGCTGCGGCCTCCTCGACGGGTAGGGCCTCCTCAAGCAATGCGAGGTACGCAGACTTGGGATCCCGCGAGCCCAACAAGAAATCGTCGAGCCCCTGCTTACTGCCGTCAGCCCTGGGGGCCAGGGATGCAATGGAGGGAACCGCTCCGTGGGCCGTGAGTTCTCTAGCGAGCTGGTTCTGAGCCCGCACCACGTTGGGATTCACGTGCGCGTCGGAGTCATACACGATCACCACCAGGCGGTTCTTCCATTCGAACTCCCCCAGCATGGGGAGGAGGGGCACCCCCACCTTCTGCGCCCGCCACACGTCCACTCCACCGAGGCCTATCGTCGGCACGCCTGCCTGGCACCCCACCGCCGCCTTTAGTTCGCCCTCAGTGATCGCCAACGAGACCTCAGGGTCTTTGGCTATCTCGGCCCAGCTCTTATCCAGGATAGGCGCAAGGTATGGTTCGTTCAGCGCCTTTGGCTGCACGTAGCGCTGGGGCTTCTCTACGAGCCCGCCGAACCCAGGGAGCTGCTCCAAATACCGCAGGCGGAAGAACTCCGTCCTGGCGCCCTGTAGATCGAAGTACGGAAGCTTGAGGGTCCGGACCTCCGCCGCGTAGTTGATGGCCTCCTTCGTCTCCTCGGGGGAGAGCTCCTCGAGCCCCAACCGGTCAGCCGTCTTGTCTTCGATCCCTGAGCTCCTCCATTTGGCCTTAGCTAGTGTGTCGATGACCTTCTTGGCTGGACGCATGTGTGTCGGTCTCCCAACCTTTTACGATACGCCACCCTACCTGAGCACTGCCACATCTGAACACCGGGAGGGGAGTCGAACCCCTCGTGCTCCAGGCCGGCTCTGCTACCACTTCGCGAACGTCTTCGCCCGCTCGAACGAAATGCCTTTGAACTCCTCCCTTATTTCGGACGGCTTCACCTCCTTCGCGCCATGTGCGAGCCGGGACTCGACGAAGAGCCTGACATCATCCTCAGTGGCATCCACGCCGAAGGTGCGCCCGGCGCTGAGCTTCTGTGCAGGCGCAACCTCGACCGACTCGGCCTTCTTGGGCTCGGCCTTCTTGGGCTCGGCCTTCTTGGGCTCGGCCTTCTTGGGCTCGGCCTTCTTGGGCTCGGCCTTCTTGGGCTCGGCCTTCTTGGGCTCGGCCTTCTTGGGCTCGGCCTTCTTGGGCTCGCCCACCAGGTCCGGACGCAGGTTTTTCCGAGGCTGGAACACGGGTGCCGTCTTGAGTCCGCCGGCCTCGAACCGCTTGGCCTTCGCGTACTTATCGGCCATCCGGTCGAGCGCCATCGACCGCCCCACCCCCACACCAAGCAGTGCTTCGAGCGCGGCTTCCACGGAGAGGAACCCCTTCTTGGTCTGATACTTCGCCGCGTATTCCGCGGGACTCGGGCCTACTTCGATCGTAAACTTGGGCATGTCACTTCTCCTTTAGCATGTTCAGCGGGTTGACATCGAACACCTTGGCCAACACCTCTACCACGTCAAACGACGGCCCGCGCACACCACGCTCTAGCATGGACACGTAGCCGTTCGTGAGGTGTGCCTGCCTCGCTACTTCTTCCTGAGAGATCCCTGCCTTCTCACGTAGTCGTCTCAGATTCTGCGCGAAAGCCGTGCCTAGTTTAGTCATGCTCCACATCCTTTCAGTACGTCGTCGAACGACACCTCAGCCCTGATAGCTACGGCGTACTCCTGGCGCGCGGAGTAGATGGCCTCGCCGTACGACCGGTACGCGGAGGCGCGTGCCTCGTCGTACGCCCGACCCGCGGAGTCGCAGAGCTCGTAGTACGCCCGACGCTCGGGGGCGCAGGCCTCGTAGTACGCCCGACGCGCGGGGGCGACGGCCTCGTCGTACGCCCGGCTCGCGGAGGCGCGTGCCTCGTCGTACGCCCGGCCCGCGGAGGCTGGCACGTCTAGTCCCACCGCCTCCAGGGCCCACGCCAGCCAGTCACCCCGTGGGCACGACTCCCACATCTCCTGCGGGGTGAGATCCGCGTGTGCGTCGAGCCACGTGAGGGACTCGGCGCATGCGCCATGATTGCGCAGCCACTGCGTGAGGTCGCTCTGAATCATGCTCCACATCCTTTCAGTACGTCGTCGAACGACACCTTAGCCCTGATAGCTACGGCGTACGCCCGACGCGCGGAGGCGCAGGCCTCGTCGTGCGTCGCCTCCGCGGAGGCGCAGGCGACGTCGAGCGCCCGGCCCGCGGAGGCCTTGTAGTACGCCCGACGCGCGGAGGCGCAGGCCTCGCCGTACGCCCGGCCCGCAGCGGCGCGTGCCTCGTCGTACGCCCGGTACGCGGGGGCGACGGCCTCGTCGTACGCCCGACGCGCGGAGGCTGGCACGTCTAGTCCCGCCGCCTCCAGGGCCCACGCCAGCCAGTCACCCCGTGGGCACGACTCCCACAGCTCCTGTGGGGTGAGATCCGCGTGTGCGTCGAGCCACGTGAGGGACTCATAGCACGCGCCGTGACTGCGCAGCCACTTCGTGAGGTCGCTCTGGGCCATCATGCTCCACATCCTTTCAGCACATCCGCGAACGACACCTTAGCCCTGATAGCTACGGCGTACGCCCGGCGCGCGGGGGCGCAGGCCTCGTCGTACGCCCGGCGCGCGGGGGCGCAGGCCTCGTCGTACGCCCGGCGCGCGGGGGCGCAGGCCTCGTCGTACGCCCGGTCCGCGGAGGCGCAGGCCTCGTCGTACTCCTGGCGCGCGGAGGTGCGTGCCTCGTCGTACACCCGGCGCGCGGAGGCGCGTGCCTCGCCGTACGCCCAGTACGCGGAGGCGCAGGCCTCGTCGTACGTCGCCTCCGCGGAGGCGCAGGCCTCGCCGTACGCCCGGCCCGCGGAGGCGCAGGCCTCGTCGTACGCCCGGTCCGCGGCACCGCAGACCTCGTCGAGCGCCCGGTACGCGGAGGCTGGCACGTCTAGTCCCGCCGCCTCCAGGGCCCACGCCAGCCAGTCACCCCGTGGGCACGACTCCCACAGCTCCTGTGGGGTGAGATCCGCGTGTGCGTCGAGCCACGTGAGGGACTCATAGCACGCGCCGTGACTGCGCAGCCACTTCGTGAGGTCGCTCTGGGCCATCATGCTCCACATCCTTTCAGCACATCCGCGAACGACACCTTAGCCCTGATAGCTACGGCGTACGCCCGGCGCGCGGGGGCGCAGGCCTCGTCGTACGCCCGG